AGCTTCAGCACTTGTTTTCTGTTTCTACCTTCACGGAATGATACGTGAACCCAACTAAAATCACGTTCGTCTATCAATTGATCGAAAGGCAATTCCAGCCGGATGATCTCGAAGAGTTTCCGGTTTTCCTCCTTACTTCCTACCGTAATATCAGCCGCCTCGCCTACCCGGTGTTGGCTGGATGTTGCCCCGTTAACGCTCCGGTTGAGAATAGCACTTCGATAACCGGAACTTATCCGGATGGGCTTGCCGTACTTCTCCCGAAGCGGGTCGAGAACATTCTCAACCAGCTTCGTTAAATTGTGAATAGCTTCGGCCGTTGGATAGTTATCAATTCCACGCGCTACGGCCGTATCGCTGTGGCTTAGTTCTTGGATTGTAAAATACTTCATACTATATGTTAAATTAATACTGTGAACAAAAAGATTTAGCTAAATTTGCGCTTACCTTTTATATTTTCTCCCGTCTGGGAAGATAGGCTTTGTATTTGTTTGCTTGTTTGTGTTGTTTGTGTGCAACCTCCCGTCGTTAAGTGCAATGACGGGAGATTTTATCTTACTCTTTCTTTCCTGAAACATTATCGAACCCTTTCAGCTTGTTTATGATCGCTTTAGGGAAGAAGCCCGGGCAAATCTCTTCTACGTTCTCAATAATACTTAAGGCCTCACGTACCATTAATGCCGTACAAGCGAAATACCGGAACCAGACGAAACTATCGACTACCTGACCGGCGATGGAAAAATTACCCATCACATGCGACAGGACTAATACACAACTGTAAATGATAAGCTTACGCCCGATCATACCATAAGCTTTACTACTGATGTCTTTGGATAGCCAGTGCTTGACAAAGCCGAGCACCGTATCAACACATACAAGGACAATCAACCATTTGACAAATTCCCAGTCACCAAAGACATAGCGCTCAAAGAGTTCCAGCAAAGGAGAAAGAGGCAAAGCAATCAATGCAATCATCTTCAAATTTTTCATATTCTTGGATATATAAACTTTAATCGTATATTTGCCGCGTTAATATTAAATTACGCACTTCATGCGGTATGTATAAACTTTCGTTCCTCATCCATACCGCATCTTTCCGCCCCATCTGTGAAGACAGGGCGGATTCTTGTTACTTGGATTTAGATGCCGGTTTGGGCTCTAAAGTGGCTTTTACCTCTTTGGTGATCTGGTCAAATACTTCAAAGTGCGCTGCAACATTCTCCGACTCCGGAAGGGACATTTGTTTACTGCCCGATTCTAACAGCAAATACCCGATATACCGCCCGGAGGTTACGGGCTGCTTACCTGTAGGGGTGTCAATCTCTTCCGTGACCGTTTTAATGATTTCACAATGAAGGCGGCTGAGATTATCGTTATTGACACTGTAGTTTACATTGTACTGATAATCTCCTGAAACGGCTTTACCGTTTACTTGAACTGTTCTTGATTCTTCTTGAAACATAATTTATTGATTTTGAGAGTTAATAATTACTTTGTCTAATTCATTATAAATAGCGGTTTTCACCACTGCGAGTATCGGAGCCGGATCAACGTAATTTCGAATGATATTTGCACCTTGTTCGTCAACTTCAACTTCACCTTCTTTATATATCCGTTGGGCAAACTCCAATTCACCCAAATCGGGTGTATTACAGTAAATAGCGTTTCCTACTGTTTTAGCTACGTCGAACTCTTTAATTTCTCCGTCAATAGCTGTTTTTACTTTAATTCTTCTAAAATTGATTTTCATATTCTATTTCTTTTGAATTTATTATTGTAATCTGCGCTCACAATGGGCATTTACCAAACATTGCGACCTACAACGAACACACGGAATGGACAATCACGGGGACCCTTGTTTGCGTCAAGCATTAAAACCTCAAAATAAGAGTTGTTTTGTGTCTCTACCTGACCGAATACCCAGCCATACCCCCCTAAGCCTTGTACTAAAACAGCGTACTGCAGATGCTTCAAACTGTGGTATATCCTGTATTTTCCAGTAGATATTTTCTGTGCACTGGTTAAGGTGCACCCGTTGCCCCATTCATTAGTGACTGTACCCGCTTGATATACATATCCGGTACACAGCATTCCGGGAGCGTTCCACTTTTCACCGCCCCTTTGGGCGAAAATATGACTTCCATACGATTCTATCGAATTTGCAGTGCCTGCGTTAGCTAAACATCTTAGAGCAAAACCGGAACTTCCGTATGATTCAATACTTAGACCACTGTAATTGTCGTTTCGTATGGACATCAATGCAGTGCGTGAAGTTGTAGGGCTGTCCCCCTCTTCGTTAATACGAAGGAATTTATTACCGGACATGTTTAACAGGATCTTAGCCTGCGAATTGCTTGCCGAAACAAGAGAGCCTCCCGATATATTCCAGGCACCGATCTTTGCACCATCAGTTACCGTAAGGTTTCCGGTTGTGATCCTCTGTGCTGAAAATGCCTGTGCCACCACTTCCGCAGCTTCAATCACATTGGCAGACAGTTTGCCGTTTGCGTTGATGGCGGCTGTCTGTTGACCTGTGTTATTTTGGAATAGCAGGTTATCGGCTTTCAGAATGATTTTTCGGGACGTGATGTTGATTCCGGTTTCGACTAAGCCGTTTTGAGTGGCGGTGACACGACCGTCTACTATGTCGGCTTTGTTATTGGCTGTGCCTGCTAATGAATTGGCGGAATTTGCCGTTTGTTCTACTACGCTTAATTTTGCGTGGTCTGAACTTAGAGTTAACTCAGCCGCACTTAATCGCCTACCTTGATCGTCCACTTTGTTTGCAGTTAAAGCTATGCTTTCCTGCGTCTGCTTTATTTCGGTATAGTATCCGTATGTGCGGACGGGTTCAGTTCCATCGGTGCGAACGGGGAACGATGTATTATACGAACCGTGATAATCGGTTTGATAAACGTTGATTACGTTTGGGTCAATAGTATCATCTACGGTTACGTCATACATAGAACCGCCCCTAATACCCATTCTACACGTAGACGTTTCAGTTATTTGTCCCAAATCAACAACTATCTTTGCACCCGCAGAAATCCATGCTTTAGTATAGTCAAAGATATTGGTTACTGCTGGCAACGAACCCCAACCCGAACCGGACATCTCAAACGTTAAGTTCATAGAAAAACCGCCATCATGTGTACCGTATGAAGGTTTTCCGTATCCCGCATCAAGAGGTCTACTTATTTCAACCCTTGTTTTGTGGTAAACCGGAATACTTATAACCAACGGGAAAAACTTATTATTGTCCCATCCTCTTAAATCTATTCGCTTTGATATATGCCTATTGGTGGTACTATTAATAACACCAATATCACCAACAACAGACGTGATACTTTTTTCGGTCTGTTCGACGCGTGAAGCAAGTCCGGTAACACGTCCATCAACGGTATTTATCTTTTCAACGGTGGATGTTATCTTACCTTCGACTACACTAATTTGACTATTAGTATATTCCTTAGATTCTATTATTCCATCTTCTGGCGCAGGCTTCCATTCGGTTGCAGTATCACCGATTTCAATCTGAGGATTACATATTTTCATCGTGGTACCATCACCGACTTGTATGTAAAATCCTATACCGATATTTTGTGCGTTAACAATATCATTCGGAACGGTAATAGTATGAACAAATCTACCTGTGCCGGCCTTCAATGAAGTAGAATCGAAGTACTTCCACGCACCGATATAGTAATAGTTTGATGTACCATCCTTTAATACACCTTCTTCCAGCCCTATACGACTATTTCGACCTAAAACAAGGTTGCTATATTCATAATCAAAAGACAAAGTAACTTTCTTTCCCCTTAAATCACGCCAATACTTAGACATGTTTATACGAAGATGATTCTCTACGCCAGTAATACATACACCCGATTTTAAACAGAGATTAGCACCACCTATGACACGCTTATTTAATTCTGTTGTTACGGATAGTTCTATTTTTCCCGGTATGGCTGATAATTCAGTAGCAATATTACTAAACTCCTGTTCGATGCTCTTTCCGTTTCTCAGAATGAAAATACCTTTCAGGAAACAGTTCATCGCATACAGACCGTATCCGGACGGTTGGAGGTCAGCCGGAAAGTCTGTATCCGTCATGCCATCGAGACAACCCAAAATCACTTTGTTCTTTCCGGCCAAAGACGTAGAGTTTACCCCGTCCAGTACAGAAATGCGCGGTTTACCATCTTCCGAAGCTGTGAGATACAAAATGCCCTGTCTGTTCGGATTCGTGAGGTTACCCATCTGAACCAGATCATCACCAACGGCCGGAGTTGTACCATTGGGAAATACGGATTTAAGTATAAGAATCGAATCATCATTCACCGAGGCAACCGGAACCCAGTAGTATTTAACGTGTCCGGATGTGTAGACCTGACAACGTACCAAGTCGTCAGCGACAAACATCATGTCGCCCTCTATACCTAAAACATAGTAAGCCGGATCGCCGGACGTTTCCGAAATGGACTTAACACGCCCGTTAGCGGATGAAATCACCAGACCGCCGTTAACCGCACGAACTTTCGAAATGATAAGTTCAAAAATGGTCATGGCCTTACGGACTACGGCATTATCTATTTCAAGGTTCCAATCCCCATTGATAGCCTTGTATAGCTTCATCCCTTCACCCATCAGTCCGGGGATGAATCTTTCTGAACTGATATAGTCCTTGACTATGGTTTGAAACAGGGTTGCGACGTGCTCAACATTCAGATCGTATGTTTTTGCAAGTGCCTGAACGAGTAAATTTAAAGTGTGCGTATCGCCTTTTGCCCAAATATCCGCGCCTGTTGAAATATTCCCTTCCGAATGGAGTGTGCCAACATTGGCCGAACCGATTACTTCCAATGTAGCGGCTTTAACTTTCATCCGGGCTGTGACACTTCCCACTTCCACATTACCATTTTCATCAATAGATGCAGCAGTATCACCCACTATCAAGCCTTTTGAGAAAGTTACAGTTTCTTTAGCAGTATCGGGCATATCCTTACGTAAATGGGTAGCAAGTGACTTTGAAGCCGAAAAGACATTTCTATTTGACGGGGGTGTACTATCATTAGTCCCAATGATATATACCCCACTTCCACCACCATTGTAAGTCTGCCCTTTCAATGTAAGACTATCCAACTTTTCTTCCAATTCTCCGATACGTGAATAAGCCGTCGTTTCCCCCACCGTAAATATAGGCGAATCAAACGGATAGTCAAGATTATGTTCAAATCCTATGACACGCGATTGCCGGCCATCTTCGAAATAGGCCTTGTTAATAAGCTTGACCTTCTGACCGGCACTATAAAGATTATGAACACCGTCTTCGCCGTATGCGTCACCAGACATCATTTTGCAGTTATAGGTGGAAGGGTCCATCTTTGATTTGGCAACGTACTTTTCCGTTTCGGTTTTCAGTTCGACTTCGGCAGCAGATACGAGTCCAAGTTGTGTTATCTTTGTTGAGTCCCAGCCAGTCAAGACATAAGTATCCCCGTTTGCGGGGATAAGTACATCACCAGGTAGTTTACGCCCATAATCCTCGTTACGTACTATCTCCCAAACTTGTGCAGCCGGATTCCAACTACCATCTGATAACTTCTCAGGTTCTCCATCAGGATTAAATATAACCCCGAACATCATACCATTAAGCTTCCCAGAGTGGAAGGTTATCTTTAATTCCTCGCCAGCAAGCACATAGGCTTTGGAGAATGTAATGCCAGTATCTTTAAAGCGGTAAGCATCCCATTTCTCCTCAGTTATTGTCCCATCTGCATTTTCTATCTTGTCAGTATACTTATGAATGGCAATATCCGACATTGTACCGGTACGTCGTGGATAGATATCATCAAAAACAATAACCTGCTCAATGGCTTCCTCTGTAACCATATTAGGATAGGCATCAATATAAGGAGTTCCAGCAGGCAGCATCAATCGTCTTTGAACGACACCATTCACAACTACTGATTCATCCACCGGACGATAATTGGAAGGTATGTTCCTTGTAGAGCCAAAAGCATAGATACGGGTTGCATAAGCGGATTGCGAGTCGGTGCGTGTCATTTCCTCTACATTTACACCGATCTCCCAATTAACAGGATCACCGAACTCACAACGCCCGAAGTGAATGATATTCTCTGTCACCCAACACTCACAATCCCATTTCTTCGCCATTTCAAAGCAAGCGTCAAGAATGTTAATGTTGTCGTAAGACATCAACTGAGCTTTATTTTCAACCGTGCTGTCAATGGAAAAAACAAAATCCTGTCCTTTGTATGTGTAACCAAGAGCTTTTAAATTTCTCAGGACTATACCAACTTGAACATCCAGTGGAGCGGTCAGGTTCCAGGACGCTTCCTGTCCGGCTGTCTCTGGGGTGTATTTGAAAATTTTATTTTTCCATTTCCAGTAATAAGCGTCCAAACGAAGTTCGTAATCATAACTTGCCGTTATTGCATCGTAAGCGGGTTTCTGTATGTCACATATCTCGAACACTCCCAAATATCCATCATCTATGTAATCACCAAGCTTGAAAAAAATCGGTTCATCCAAATTGAACTTCACAGTAACATAGTCTTCCTTCATTAAAAGGAATTTTCGTTTCGAGCCTTCATTTACAATAGTAGAAAAGCGAATACTGCCAGATATGTCTTTGATGTCTACTCTTTCCATAACACATCAAAGGTCGGAGATAAAAACAGGAAGCCCTAAATATTCGGGCTTCCTGTTGTGACATCAGAAATAAGGTCACAAATTAAGTTCTATTTGCTGGATTAGGCTCCGAAAATTTACTTGAAATCTTACCAAATGTCCGGTCTATACTTTGCGCATAGGAAACACTTTTACCAAGATAGATTAGATGGTAGACCTCGTTACTATTAGCTGGAATCTTAATATCAATTACACCTCTGTACAATTCCTCGAAGAAAGCTTTTTTCTTTGATTGATAATCAGATTGGGAACTGCCCTCAATAGTAAATGAAAGCGTTATTTCCCGTTCATCCACTTTGGGGTTATTTATTATCACTCTCTTCCCATGTTCAAGGCGAGATTTATTTTCTATAAATTCTTTCATCGGTGCAGACGCTCCAAGAGCATCGAGGAATCCGTCCCCCATCCTTACACCCCATGTGGCGTATGCGTCTTTATTGTTTATAAGTAAATCTGGCATAAACTGTATTTTTATTGTTATATTTGCACATAATTCAATTTATATAATATGGAGGAAAAGCATATCTTAAAACTTAATTTTGGAGGAGAAGTAATTGAACATGATTTCAGTTATATGAAGATTCTCGAATTTACTAAACCCAATGTTGTGTTCCATAGGAATAATAAGTCGTATTCATTGGATAAAACAGAAATATTTTTCGAGGATAATGATACAACAATCATAACAAAACTTTCCTTCAAAGAAATCTAAGCAAGGCAGGAAAATTCCTGCCTTCTTCTTTTAGGGAGCTAAGCCTGCGGTATTCTTTTTAACTTCTGCTATATCTTTCTGCATTTGTTGAATAGGCTTCACTATAGCTCCAGTATTCTCCGAAATTTGCATCAGTTCAAGATAAGAATTAGCAATTAAATTCCTCGTATCATCCGCAATATTCCTTACCTCTGTATTCACAGAAAGAATTGTATCAGCCTTTGCCGTCAGCAGATTGAGCGCTTGGGATTGGACTACGCTCTGATTCTTAATTTCCTCATTGGATGCCTGCAAAGCCGTGAAACGTCCGTTTAGTTCTTCTCCGGTATCTTGAGACATGGCCTCAAATCCTCTTTTTGTAGAATCCTGAGAGGAAGATTCGGATGTCCAGCCAAGCAACTCTTTCAATTTATCCCGCTCTTTAACCGCGTCGGTAACAATGTCGTTCCATTGCTCCTGCAACTTTTTATAATCTTCCTCAGAAATACCTGTTTTATTATCATTAGCAGCAGCAAAAGCATCATACCATTTTTGTAGTTCGGCTTTATACTTATCACCAAGCATAGTGGTAAGCATAGCCTTCTGCATATACCTCTCAAAATTATTAGCAAAGTCTTTTGCCGAACTATCCATATCCATCAAGGTATCGACAAAGTTATCAAATACGCTATCAAATGAAACTTGGGTAAGCTGTTCTTTTACTTGGTTCTGTATATCCTCTAATTTCTCAGAGCCATTGACAATATCCTGTATGTATTTTACAAAGTCACCGTTTACAGTATTAAGGACAGATACCAGTTTAGGATCGGCAAGCACTTCTTTTAGTTGTTCTGCAGAAAGATTAAGCAATGACTCTGCATTCGTGACAGATTCACCGACAGCACCGGATATCCTATCCCAATCCTTTTTACTAAGTCTTTTTTCTATTCGTTTGCCTAAAGAACTTGATCCAATACTTGAGCCGCTTTGTCTTAATTCATTCAGAAGTTCATAATATCTCTGGGTCTGCTGCTTTATCAGGGTTTCTGCTTCTTTCCCTACTTTATAGGCTTCATCCCCATAGGACATTTTAATATACTCTTTCTTCTTGTCTATTAAAGTGTCCCACACGGAATCGAGTGCTTCATATTGGGACTTCATTTCATTGTATCGGGAATAATCAGCACCAAATAAACCATCTAAAGCCTTTACAACAGATGAAATACCGGAAACTGCGCTCATGGCACCACCTACAATATCACCGGACATTATCTGACCAACTCCCATGGCTGTTTGACCAACTCCACCTAAGGCATCAGAAATACCGGCTATTTTATTACCAAGATCGTCGTTGCCAAATATTGTACCAAGATCCTGACCAAACTGAGATATAGCAGGAGTAAATTGAGTCACAGCACTCCCGATTTCTGAAATACCCTGAACAATATTCTTTTTACCCCCTTGTGCTATCTTATCAGTCGCTTGCTTTACTTGCGTTTTGAAAAGTTTAAAAGGGCTTTTCCCTCCCAATTCCCCTTTTAAACGATCAATAGCATTCCTAAGTGCCTCAACTTGCTCAGTTGAAAGTTCTAAATTTTGAAGGGTATTGTCACTTATCCCAAGACCTAAAATATCCTTCTTTGAAACTGTCTTTCCACCGATTTGAGCATTTCCCTGTTCATCCTTAATGGCAGCGAGGTATTGCATCAATAATTCGGCTTTTTCAATGATGCCCTGAATCTCGTTCACACTCTTTTGGGAAGCATCAACAAAAAGCTGTCCCATTAAAGTCGTACTATTCTTCACGGAGTTGTCAAAATCATCAAGCGCATTAGCTTTCTCTTTCATCAAGATAGCTGCATCACCCGCCGTTTCGGCCTCCTTTATGGCCTTATCATATTTCTCAATAATGGCCAGCCTTTTCTGTTGATAGTTGCCAAACTTGATAAGATATTCGTTCCAAGACGCCTCTTGATCGCGTATCTTATCATCAAGTTGCTTTTTGGACGTATTTTCTATAATGGTATCCCAGATAGAGCTAATCTTTCCTGTATCCACCTTAGAAGAATCAAAAGTCTTTTTCTGATATTTGTTATTCTCTTTGGCCTTCAACTCTTCCTGAGCATCAAAAATCTCTTTCTCTGCTTGAATTACAGCCTGGATCATATCTTCTTTTTGTCTTTCCAGTGATTGGATCTCTTTCCGGTTATCCAATTCCCTCTGCATACGCTTCTTCTCAGCTCCTTCAGTCATGGCATCGATCTCAGACTGTGAGATTTCCATTTCCATATCTTCAGCCTGCCTTTTACGCTGGATTGCCTGTTTGCGTTCTATTTCAGAGATCTTATCATTCTGGGAACGAATGCCTTCTTGCTGTTTGCGAAGTTTTTCGGTTTCTTTCTTTGCTTGGTTTTCTTGCTTGGTTAACGAACTACCGGTAATACCACCTAAATCTTTGTATTTTTTTTCAGCAGTTTCCTTACGTTCTTTAGCCTCCTCGTATTGTTTTGAAGTAAACTTGGATTTGTCCTTTTCTATTTCAGAAAGTTTCTTTTTAGCGTCTTCCCAAGCCTTCTTGGCTGCTTCGTAATCCTCTTGATAAGTTGAGGTTTTACGTGACTTCAACTCCGATTCAAGTATATCTATTCTATTTTGTAATTCAGATTCAGTAGTCGCACCTTTCAGAGAGCCAACACCCACATTCAAAGAATACCACTTATTATTCTTCCTTGCTTGTTGAAGGCGTTTCATTTCATCCAGTTCTACCTTTAGCTGAACATCAGTATTTTTCTTTAAATCAAGTTGCCATTGAGCGAGTTCATCTGAGCGGACTTCTTTTTGATAATTTCTGAGGACATTTCTTTCTTCATCCAATTTTGATTTCAAAGTAGATAAAGTTTCATTCTTATATTTATCAGCAAGCTGCTTTTCTGATTCATTCAAACTGTTTTTATGAAAATTCGGGTCTTCTCCGAACCTTTTCCATAATCCGATAACCTGTTCGTATTCATCAATTAGTTTTTTAGAGTTGTTGTAATTAATTTTATTCTCTTCTACGTTCCTTTTTCCAGCTTCCTCATTGTATTCTTTCCATAAAGCTATCAAGTCTCTAATATGTCCTTTTTCATCTATGTATTTTTGGAAGAGAGCGGGATATTCATTCTTTATTGCATCCATTGCCTTCACCCTATCCATAGAAGAGGTATATTCATTTTGAAGGGTGGAAATCAATTCTTCAAGCCTTTGTTTATGTTCTTGCTCTTTTTTAATAGACTGTTTCTTTTGCTCGTCAAATCTTTTTTGCGCTTTCTCCGCCGCGGTTGTCGAATCGTGGAAAGCCCACATTGCAGCACCAAGCCCAATAACGGCGGTAGCCAACAAAACATAAGGATTAGTAAGCATAGCTGCATTTAAAGCTAATTGTGCTTTTCGTGCCAATACACGAGCATTAGTAAGAGCTACTTCAGCTATCGTATGTTTACTTGTCGCCATGATAGCCAACATCACAGCAGTTCTGTACGCTCCATAAGTAGTAACTAACCCAACCAATACCTTCCCCACCGTTTCATAGTTTTCAATCAGTGAAGTGGTCATCTGAATACCATCCATGATTACACCTTCCGACTTCTGCCCCAGCTCGTTAAAGGCTGCATCCATCGCATCCTGCATCATGGATAACTGCCCATTGATTGTTTTTGAAGCGTTCTCAGACATATTATAGAACTTTCCACCTGCGGAAGTAGCGTCTATAAACGCTTGTTGAACCATTTCTGCGGAGATAGCGCCTTTAGACATTTCTTCTTTCAGAGTGGCGATAGACTTACCTGTCTTTTCGGAAATTTGCTGGAGAGGGTTGAACCCTGCATTAATCATCTGATTGAGGTCTTGCCCCATCAATTTACCGGCAGCGGACATTTGGGAAAAAGCTAATGTTAGAGAACTGAACCTTTGGGTATCTCCCATAGAAACATCGCCAATAGCCTGCAAATAACGTGGTACTTTCTCTGCCTCAATATTAAAACCAAGCATCATTTGTGTAGCTTTCGTTACATCAGAAAACTCTAATGGAGAGATTTTAGCGTACTCACGTACCTGCTTCATTAAAACATCTGCTTTCTCCTTACTACCCAATAGAGTCTGAATAGCAGTATCAGCTGCCTGAAATTCCCCACGCACCCGAATAATTTCAGAACCTAATGCCTTTAGCACACCTGCTCCACCGATAACGGCTAACGCTTTCTTCCATGAAATAGCAATACCTTTATTTGTTTCAGCAACATCCTTAGCATCATCTTTATATAAGGCATATTCATCGCGTAGCTTCTTTACGGAAAGGCGTGCTTCTGCTTGTTGTTGGGTCAGCCTAAATAAAGAATCCCGCTCTTTGCCAAGCGTCCTTTCTTGCTCTCTAATATGATTAAGTAATTCTTTGTCTTCACTTCCTCTTGATACGATCGTTTTATATAATTCTTTATTTTTACGGATAGTCGATTGAAGAGAACCAACCGCATTCTTCTGGGCTATAATCTTCTCCATAAATCCGTTTACAGATTGTGAGGCATCAAATATCTTTTTCTTAAATCCCATTTCCATCTCAGCACCGGCTTTAGCGGCGTTCGCCACTAATTCATTCATTTTTTGCGTGGAGGTAGACAGTTGAGTATTGAGAGCCTTGAAAGCAGCAGGGGATTGAGTTGAATCCATAGTTTTCAACTCGTTCTTTAGTTTTGCAATTTCCTCACGGAGTTTGATAACTTTATCAAAATCTGCACCAATACGAAAGTAAAGCTTAGCCATTTTATTCTGAATTTTAATTATTTACCACTCAAAATTACGGCATATCCAAACCTTATTAGAATTTTCTTTCATCAAATTCGTGACAACAGACGAAAGGTTTGATATTTCCTGTTCTAATTGATGAATTTACTATATATACAAGGTTTTATAGATCTTTTTCATCAACAAAAACACAATCAGCCTATTGTTGGAAAATAATTGTGAAGGTAAAGATAGATAGCCTATTTACCATTTCAGAGATTACAAAAGTACGACATTGGAGGAATTGTTAGGAAATAATTTGGAACAGTGAGATTTTTGAGATAGTTTTGTAAAATGTTTAACTAAAAAATGCGATTATGGAAAGCATTCTAACTTTTATCTCAATCATTTTTATTGTATTCGGTATTCTTCAAATTATTCTATTTTTTAAGATGTGGGGAATGACAAACAATGTATCAAGAATAACAAGGCTACTTGAGTCTAAGGAATTGCCAAATAACACCTTAAATAATGCAGAAAATAAAACGGATGATATTCTCAGCGATACATATAGTGACATTGCTGTGGGGAGTGTTGTTATTCGTCAGTCGGATGGTAGAAAAATGGTAGTTGACTCTATTGAAAATGGGAAATATTTCTGTAAAGGTTCTACAATGGAAGGATATAAATATTACAGTAGAAATGAGATAAGTCCCAATTGATACAGATAAGTAAGAAGTTAGTGGAAAAATTATAAAATTAGAATATTATGGAAGATAAAATTTTAAAAGCAAAATACGGTTCAGACAAAACTCCACTCCGTTTTGGAGAATTGGAAATACCATGTTATGTATTGGAAGATGGGACGCGAGTTTTTTCAGGTCGTGGAATACAGAAAGCATTAGGTTCTAATGCAACAAGTGGGGCATGGTTAAATAAATTTGCCAATAACTCCGATATAACACAAATTATATCTGCTGCTGAAACCGGCTCTATAAGTGTCTTGGATAAGGTTAATAACCCAATCCCATTTTATCGTCCGACGTCAGGAGGCTCACAATCAAAGACATACGGATATGAAGTAACCCTACTTATTGACTTATGCGATGCAATAATTAAGGCAAATGAAACCGGCTCTCAGATAGATGAAACAATAGTTCGAAGCGCAAATATTATTATTCGTTCTGTTGCTAAAGTGGGTATTGTTGCACTTGTAGATGAAGCAACTGGTTATCAATATGAGCGTGAAAAAGACGAACTGCAAAAGATTTTAAAAGCCTATATATCGGAGGAATTACTCCCATGGCAAAAACGATTCCCAGACATATTTTACAGAGAACTTTTCCGTCTAAATGGTTGGGACTTTACAATAAATGGTATCAAAAAAAGACCAGGTGTAATTGGAAAATGGACGAATACGATCATTTATGAGGAATTGCCTAATGGAATATTGGACGAATTGAAAAAGAAAGCACCCAAAAATGAATCAGGAAACAGAACTGAACGTTATCATCAGTTCTTAACATTGGATGTTGGGGAGCCTAATCTTGAAAAGCAAATCAATAAAGTTATTACCCTGTTTCAAGTATCTGATAACATGAAACAGTTTTGGGATAACTTCAAAAAGATGAAAATGCGACAAATAGGACAGACGGAATTGCCATTTGATTTTGATGAGAACGGACATACAAAAGATTAATCACTTGCCCCAAATGTAGTACTAAATTTAAGATGGAGGAATAAGAGCATGCTTGAAGGTGTTTATAAAGCAGTTATTGATAAATGCGAAAAAAAGAATCTTTTCAGGATTATTCCTGAATTTAAAGAAATACATGAGCTATTTCAAAAAATGCAAACTGCTTCCAGTGAGAGTAATTATGCTTACATTAAGCAAAACTATAGTAAGGAATGGTATGTAGGAACACTAGATTACCATGTCCTTAATTGGAACATAGATAAACTAAAGCAGCTAATAATAGAGTACAATTGTAAAAGTTGCAAAATACCGATTAGGCAACTTGAATATCAATACAACGCCCCATCTAGAAGAAAAATAGATTACTATAAACAAAGTGATAATTATACTCCTATAATAGTTGTCCCTCACATGGAATATCTTTTAGTTGTAGATGGAAATCATCGACTACAAGCGAGAATTGAACTCAAAAAAAGTGATATTAATGCATATTTTGTCCCTGTTTCTGTTTATACAAAAGCTCTTTCTGATGATAAAAGTAAAGCAGTATGCACATTTACGCATAATCTCAATTTTTTAAATAACATATGTAGATTAAAATCGCCAATGCCAATATTTATTAATCAATCTTATGCAATGAATAGTTTTTATTCAGAAAAACATAATATAAAACTATCCTCATTTAAAGTAATAAGAATAATAGCTGGTATATAAAACCAAACGCTCGCACCCAGTTTGCGACCAGGATACGGACATCAATAATAACAGATACTATGGCAGATGAAGAAATAGAGCAAAGCATGAAAGAAACTGATGAAATTACTCAAAATCTCAAAGAACAAGAGAAACAAGGATCACGTGACATTCTCCGGTATTATGACAGAATACATGATAAACTTTTCTCTTTCAACAATATGCTAATTGTCGGATATTTCGTAATAATAGCTATGCCAAATTCCCAGACAAGTCCATGGTGGATTTTACTACCCATTTTTAATATGCTAAATTTGGTCTTTGTTGATTACGAAATGATGGAGAAAAGCCGTTTTGAAAGTGCTATCATGAGTAAGCCACCGGAAGAGATACAAAAGTATGGAAAAAGGATTAGTAAAACGACATTGCGATCTTTGTTTACCATTATTTCGACATTGGTAGTCACATTTGTTTTTGTACTACAATTACTAAAGCTAACATAATAAAAGTCGGATTCCTCCTGCTTTGGTAGTATTATTTTTATTTGCCTATAACATATTTCCTTATACTTTTTGCATTCCTTGTTTTTTGTAAGTATGTTTGCGGATATAAAGAAGTTTGCGGAGAATTTATAAACCCTTAAATAATCATTATGAGAGACCAACTAATGCCATTAGCAACAGATAAACTGTTTATCCCTGAAGTAGGTGCCGAAAATTGGCTAAGTACATCTAAAAAATCTTTTTTTTCTTACTCAGAGGGATATAGACAAGCTGGAGAAAGCTTATATAAGGAGATACAGAAGTGTGAACCATTTCACAAGAGATTCTTAACATATCCAATGGTATTTTGCTTTCGCCAGTTTATTGAACTCCGATTGAAAGAACTTATTTTTTTAGGTAAGAAAATAAATGATTTGCCAGAGAACTTTCCACTCATACATGAAATAGGTAAACTCTTTGACGATTATGTCAATAATATACTTCTCAGAATTGATGGCAATTTTGAGAAGAATTTGATTGCTAATGCAAGAAATCTAGTTTACGAATTGGATAAGCTAGATAATAAATCCATGAGTTTTCGTTATCCGGTTTTGAAAGATGATAGTCCTTCGATATTACTACCCAATATGAATATTGATAACTTTAAGGTAATAATGGACAGATTATCTAATTTTTTGGATAGACAGCTTGATATCATGCAACATTCCGAAGAAATGAAACAAGAAATGATTTCAGAATTATACTCTCAGTTACGTTCTGAATATCAATATTATTAATACAACCAAAAGCCGGAATAACCTCCGGGGTTATAACCATCAAACGCCCGCATAGGTCGGCAAAACTATGTGCGGGCGTTCAATATACAGCAAACAACAATAAAATCAATAAAACATGATTAAAGAATTTGCATTTTCGTATTCGGAACTAATAGTTGGTATTCTAGTCTTTATATCCACTATATTAGGATTTATAATAAAAGTTCAACATGATAAAATATTATCAATAAAAAATCAAATCTCAGATAGAAAATACAATGTATACAATGAGATATTCTCCATTTTCTTTGATATAATGAGAGAAGGAAAAGGATTCACTAAAAAACTTAAACCTAATGATTTACCAGATAGAATCATAAAGGTAAAAAAAGATTTACTCATTTATGGAACTGATGAAATTATAAAGAAATTCACAGAGTGGAATGTGAATTGTAATAATCCAAATCAAATGCTTAATTTTCAAAACTATCTTGCTTTATTCATTCTTATAAGAAAAGATATGGGATATAAAAAAAGTAAATTAACAGAAAAGGATATTTTAAGAATAATAATGGGTGATGATGATGAATACAAAAAATTCTTAGAATTGATGAAATAATAAGTAACTAAAGCCGGATTTCTCCGGCTTTTTCTTTACCTATCTCTTTTTTCTACGATTTGCCAATTCCTTACCACTGATTCGATTCACCTTTTGACCACTATATACTGCGTGTAACTTATCTCGTTGCATCATCAACAGATTTCGATAAGGGATAATCTCAAACACTTCTGTATAACTCAGATGAAGCGTATCAACCAAATGGGCTATCTGCCCGAAGAGCGTTGTGTTTCCTACTGTTTCGGTCTTGCAGCCAGCATCGACACGTTCCTCATCGAGCTGACACACTGAAAAGCCGATATATCCATCATGGAGAAGCACACCTCCAAAGCGTCTTTAACTTCTTCAAAAGTCCCGTTCTCTAAAGCCTTTACCAAATCCTCATTACCACAGATGAAACAAGAAATACCTTTCAGCATATCTCCGGTAGCTTCCGGCAGTTCCTTGATAGCTTCCATGATATTATTACCATCCATGCCTATCTTTGAGAAATGGCTTATCGCCCGGCAGATAACCTTGATAGTAGGCGGTTTGATAGTGTAAATCATTCCTCCTATCTCTACATTTTTAAAATCTATCCCTAAAAGGGCATCAGACACTATTTTAGCTGCTTGATTCATATCTTTAAATTAAAAAGGCGGCGAGCAACCACCCACCGCCATCCGAAAACAATCTATTACCAAAATCTCTCTTATGCAGATGGAACTACCTCAGATTCATCGAACCATTTCTCAGAAGCCAAACCATCCACACCGGTGGAAAGGGGAACGGCCGAAACAGCCAATCCGATAGCCTTGTCGGTATTAGCACCACGTCCGTTGATAGCCGCTTTCGGGAACACCACATAGACACCATCTTTAGTTTTACCAATGACGCACTTATGGATAGTCTTATGTTTTCCTCTTTCCCAATTCTTCTCAGTGGCTTTTCCACCTTGCAAATCTTCTTTAGTCTTGTAGTCATACTCACCAATGGTAAAGTTGATTTTCACTTCGCCAGGTTCGGAACTTTCACGGTAATACTCACCAGTCAAAGCATTCTTGTAACGAGTGACACTTGCTTCCGCTTCCTCATACTGGAATGTATCACCATGTACATTTTGTACCTTTTTCGTTGCTGCATTTTTCAGAATTGCGGCAACTTCTGCACCTGTCAACCCGGTAACAGGGGTTGTAACCGTTGTGATTGGTTCTGCATAATACAGTTCGTCTATTTCTACTGCTGTTATCATATTATTTCACATTTAATACGTTAAACAAAATTCTCACATTCACATAATGACACTTTAAAGCTGTGTCCGCTTCTGTACCGATTGATTCGATAGAATAACGATAACGAGTGCCGTCATAGGAGCTTACTACATCATCAAACCGTTTCATGGCTTGTCTTTCGAGTTCATTCAAACGGATGGTGTTCGCTTCATTTTCGCTTAAATCAGGAACACAAAGATTCACTTCCGCGAAAGACTTTCTCCAATGAGTGCCCGGCTGTTGCTTCTTTGCATGGATAACGATTCTTTCGGACTTCAATTCACCCGTCAGAGTTTCCCCGTTGGGTACTATGTCTATTCCGAAAGCCTTGCAGTCCCGGTAGAGGATGTTTCCTATGTCGGTAGTTACTATCATTCAAATTCTTCTTTTAATCGTTTCTCCGCAAATAAAGCGGCACTACTTAAAACATCAAACCCTTTGGATTCCACGAATGAAGCGTATTCAGCTTCGTTTTTCAGCGTCAGACCGTCTTTATTGACATCGTAATCATTGGACGTTCTCAAAGTGAGCGTGTGGTCTTGATAGTTGCCGTGTTCCTCTGCGTACTTCACGGCTTCATCGCCTACATCAATCATTTTCTTCTCAACTTCCCATTCTCCTTCATCGAAAAAATCTTCTACATCGGAGAAATCTGCATCTACTCCAACCATATCACTCTATAAGAAAAACAATTTGTTTCTAAAGGGCTTTTCGCCACGCCTACGCCTCTTATGCTTCCATCGGGATTTAAACAACGAACTTCTGTACCAGCTTCAACTTTTGACGGTTTATTAAAGACAACCTTATACTTGAAGTCATATAAAACTCCATTGATAGACACTTTCTTTTCCGCACTCACATCATCACAACGGCATTTACATACGTCCTGCCAGCTTTCACCACCTGTTCCGGGGATGGGTCTACCGAACTCATCCTTATCCATCGGGGTGATAACTTTTACCTGCAATATGTGGGGAGCGAATATCATAAGAAGGTACATTTAGGTTTGTCCGTCAGTTCGTCTTTCAATCCGTACTGCTTGCACAGCCATGAGTAGTAGTCCTTGATGCCTTTGATGTCCCAAGACATCGAGAAACCGCTTTCACTAATTGAAGTTGCGCGAAGCAATAGAGAGGGGATAAACTTCGCAATCGCAACGGACACCCGCGTTTGGCAATCCTCGTTCATCTCATCCTCTCCGCTTATCTTCGAGTTCAGACACATATCCAAAAGGTCAGCCTCCGACAACTGGATACCGAAAGTCTGAAACTTTTGCTGTATGTAGTCGTTTACCGTCATGCGTTCATCGTTGAAAGATCAAAGTTCACAATCTTATTCGGAGAGATAAATTCAGGAATCCACTCAGCGGTGTATTCCATGTATCGACCCTCTTCGTCACGATAGTTGCAAACCGACATCTGACCTTCAGCAGTATTGTAAGAACGTCCCGGAACAGGGTCCGTCATTACATACGGCTTATGGTGACGCATCTTCATCACCTTGTCCGTCTGCAACAGGGTGATACGGTTGTCGGCGTAAATCTGCACGTTCTCGCCCGCCTGATTCTCTACGTAGTCCTCTTTGATCTCAATTGCAGGAAGCCCGATTCCAGTAAATACGCTGGATGCCATCTGGTCAGTCACCAACCCTGCATTAACCATGAACTCACGCTCACCAAGAATCATCTTGAATTTATCACCGAACTCAGAAGCCCCTACAATGTTCTTCATAAACGTACCACGAGACATAATCATTTTGGAGAATACACCGTATTTGGCTTTCAATTTCTGAATCTCCTGCTGCAAGTAAGAGATAAATACATTCTTTGCTGAAGCGTCAGGAGTAAGGAAGTAGAACGGTAGCTCGATGTCCAACAATTCGATGTTTTCCTTATTATCGGCCAAATGAACCTGCGCCTTACCAGTCATCAACAATTCAGGAACGATAATATCCATACGCTTGTGCGGAGCAAGCAGAATCTGACGGTAATCATCAACAATAAAATCAATGATTTCCTGTAAGATTGTACGCTGGTCAGCGGTATTGGCAGCATTGAATTTATCAATGATGTCTTGCAATTGCGACAGACGTTCAATATCCATCTGATAACGGTCGCCCAAATAGGCGATTTCAGTATAACCACTTCCAAGGCTACGTCTTTCACGAATAGGCTTCTGATCATTCTTACCCAGAATGGAACCGGCAACAACACCCGTTACTGTCCCAAGATAAGTCTTGAAAACACGGGTTTTGGTTTCCAAGAAATCTCCGTATTGCTTCCAGTAGATTGTGTCCAGTCTCAACTGGAGGACACGGTCAATAATCGCCTGAACGATATTGGGATCTGTAAATAAAGTTTGTATGGTCAAATTCATATCTAAACTTTTAATGATTAATACTCAAACTGGAAACGGCTTGTCAATCCTACCTTATCCAGCTCATGGATCGGAAGAACCAACTTGCTTTCCTTTACCTCATAGGCTTGCATCAAGAGAGTGCAGAGAACCGCTCCATCGCTCTCAACTTTCTTCGCATCATAAAGAACGAAGTTTGCAGTGTTCTTCTTCACTGTTCCACCCACTGCGGTAGCTTCGAAAAGAACCGTATCCTTAGCGATATTTTCTCCGAAAGCCGCTTTGATGGTTAATACATCATAATCCTTGGTTGACTTGTCGATAGATGCTACCTCTGCGCCTTTCTTTCCGCTTCCGATGAACATACCCCGATAAGCCAAAGAATCTTTTGCCACCTTGATGGTGAGATTAGAGTCTCCTGTGGTATAAGCTTCAACCACTTTCACATTGCGGACGGGAACGAGTGTCCGTTTCTTCAAGTCCGCTTGTACAGGTGTGAATACAGGAAGAACAGAGCCTACTACAAGGTTGGTAATATCCAACTTCCACGGTCCGCTCTTTCTGACACCCGTCTCAACACGGTAGAACTCTTCCGGTTTGTATTCCGGGGTCAAGTTATACTTAGTACCTGCTGCCATAAATTTTACTTTTTAGATTCAACAATAGTTTTTGTTCCTTCCGAAATCATATTCGCAATAGATTCAGCTTCCTTCTCCATCTTTGTTTCCGCTGATTCAGGAGGAGTCACACCACTAAAGCCGATATTGGCAAGTTCCTGTTTAGCGTCCTTGAAATAAATGTCTAAGTCTGCATCATCAGGAATCGCATAACGCTTTGCGAATGTTTCGGGAATACCATACTCCTTTGCCTTTGCCATAATCTGCTCCTGCCGGGTAGCCTGTGACTTCTCAGCCTTAAACTGAGCGAGTTCATCGGAAAGAGGCTTAACAGCAGCACTCACCGCATTTGCAATGATGGTCGCCATGTCATCTTTCTTATCTTCCGGCTTTGGATTTGAGTTAGGATTGGGATTAGGATTCTCGATTTTATTTTTCAATTCGTCCAATTGTTTTTGCAGACCCGATTTTTCGTTTCTAACAGTATCAATGTCTCCTTGAAAAGCCTTTAAAAGTCCTTCGACCCCACTAATAGCAGTTTCTATTTGACTTTCTTCAGTAACGGTTTTAGATAAGTAGTCAGCCACCCCGTCAAATGCTTTATCACCAAACCCAAAGGTTTTATACTTCGTTTTTAGTGCTACTAAGATTTTTCCTTTCATACCGTATGAATTATTAAATTTGAAATTCAATTTGCGGAAGTAAAAATACCACCAATACAGATGATTAATAAATATTTGAACTTCTGATTCGTGACCTTCGCTTTGATGTCACAAATGCGGTATAAAAGTAGTGAGTAAGTAGGTGGAAGGGAAATAATTAAATAGGTGATAACGAACAATAAAGAGAAGGTTTGATAATGGCAGAAAAAAGGCTCACAGAATAACTGCAAGCCTAAAATTTATTACCCCCCAAAAATATTTATTCCTTTATATCAACTAGTATTTTATCGGATAATATTCTTCTTCGTACTCAATAACTAATTCTGATGAAACCCTTAGTTCAATCAGCCTTGGATCAGTCGGTGGGATATTATCATCTGTCATAGGAAGAAGTCTTCTACACTTAGGCAAATTACACCATGTTCTATCTCATTCTCTATCTTTGCCAAACTACAAGAGATTAATAGCAGCCAACTCTTTAGTCAAAGACTGAATACCTTTCTGAATCTTCTCCAACTGCTGTTTGCGCGGTTTATGTACTCCGGCAGCATAATGCCATAACTGACGCTCATTGATTCCTGTAATCCGACTCAGAGCAGCTTTAGTAAAAATGTTGCTGTAGTAGTTGATAAAAGTAGCAGCATCAATTTTGAACTTTAATTCAAATTCCCCAGACAACACCTCGCAAGGATTAGTATTATCTTCCAGATACAACTCGATTGCTTCCTTCATATTATCTTCTAACTCTTTCATATCATTACCAACTGTAATGACGGGAGCACCTTCAATATAAGCACTCAGGTTCTTTCCTGCGTGTTCAACGATAACTTCTACTGTTTTCATATTACCTCCTTCTTAAATTAAGAGAACAAGGGGGCTACTTTAGCCCCGCTTGCCTCAAAATGCTGTAATAAGTGCCTTTCTCAACGCCTTTGCTGTTATGATTCGGTACGATAACTACTTTACCGTCTTTTTCAAACTTCATGTGGCTACCTCTCTGACTCTTTAGAACAAAACCGTTTTCTTGCAACATAGTTACAACGTCTTTCACTGATTTGTAACTCATAACGCTTTGGACTTAATTACTATGCAAATATAGTAATAATATGAATACTAACAAATAATTTATTCATTATTTTACTATGAATAAAAATAGCGGCAACTCTGAAGAATCACCGCCAAAGGTCCTATTTTTCATGTACCCGAATTATAAACCCCATATTTTTTCTGACTAAGAAGCGTTTTTCTGTTCTTTATTTCCGATTTGCTTATTCTTAGCTTCTTGTTCTTCTTTGATTTCCGCAAGTTCTTCCTCGATTCTATCCGCGTTCCCGGCAAACATAATACCCTCGCGAGTTGACCAGATACCACCTCTGACTGCGGAGACGGCAGTAGAAACCTTATCGTCTACCGAATCAATCATATATGGTACAAGGTCTGTTTCTATATCAATCGTCTTGGAAGCCCTGCTGAATTCCGATGGATTGATTGCCCCTAAAGCGGAAACAATGAAATTCACACGCCTTTGCATAAACTCGCCTATTACCTCAGCATGATTCTCGACTGCCATATGTGCGCCCATAAACATAAAGCGGAAAGCAGTACCGGAAGCCTTGCCAACGCCTTTCAATGTCTCAAAAGAGATACGTGGAGTATTGGACATATCATAAGCCATATTGGTAAGAGTTTCAGCTTCAAATTTTATCGTATCTGGAACTTGCGACCACGTTAGATATTGAGCGTCTGCACCTTCCCCCGTAAGTTTAACCATCCTGTCCTTAGTCTTACCCATGAAACCCTCCACGTCACCGATAAGTTTCAATAAAGGGAAGAAATGGTAATCAATACAATCGGCATAGTTGGAAAGAAGCTTCTCCAACCGTACACGAAAAGTCTTAATCTTCTTGCAATATGCTTCAGGGCGGTAAGCGTAATCTACAGGAAGCTTTGGGAATCCATGAGCGAAAACGGTCCTTTCCTCGTACCCTTTAGATAAATCCCACTGATAAACCATCTTGTCTGTAATAGTCATAAAGCAGGTAATTTCCGAATCGTCCATGAGTTTTTTCTTATACTCACGGGAGAAAGCAATCATCTTACCTTCATCGTTGAAGAACGGAAAAAGCTTATCACCTCTGAATGGTGACCACAACACACTTTTCAGTTTCTTGGTAGGCTTAACCTTGCCCCCGAAAGTAGTCTTTACTTTCTTCCAGAACTTAGCCCAGAACGAATCATCATCGGTCGCATACCAATACTCGGCAACTTCCTGTTCGGATAACCAGGAACGAACAATCTTCTTGTTCTGATACTTGATTTTGTTGGACTTAAATACAGCTTTGACCGCATCCAAGAGTCTCTTTTCGTCATCATCCGCAGGAGTACAGTCTATAGACGGCTCAGTGCCTACTGTAAAAGCCGTTTGAATGTTTACGATGTCCTGCTCCAAGGGAATAGAGATACGGTTTACCGGTTCGGTTCTGTACTGTGCTTCGGTTTCATAGGCATTACCTGTCTTCTCATCGAAAACTTTCTCCGCTTCCTTTTCAAGAACCTTCCTGTCCGGGTACTTCTCTTTATCCACCATGATTTCATGGCGTTCCGGATTCCAATCATCCCACAACTTGCAGCGGTCGGGAAGCTCAGTTTTCCTACCTTTCTTCAGGTAGCTTATCTTCTGCCCAATATCGGGCAATACTAATATTTCTTCTAAACTCAATGGCATAGCTTATATTTTTAGTGTGTGAATATTCCAGTTAAATCTTTCGGCTTCTGAATCTTTCCCAGAAGCTCACCCAAAACATAATAACGGGCAGCATCTATCCCGTGGTTATCATGGTCTTCGGGTTCATTGATATACTTTCCATCCTTGTCCTTCGCCCACACATACTTTCGGAACTCGCTTTGCAAGTTATACGAATGCTTGGTTATGTATATCTCCATGTCCTGCATCTTATCGATGCCGGCATTGATAGAGCCTGCTCCTTTTTCCACCGCATATATCTTAATACCTCCGTTATGTATTTCTTGAATCAAACGAGGGTCTGCGCTATCGGCAATAACCTTCAATCCCCACGGTCGAAGCGTTTTGATAATGTCAGAAGAAAGAAGTCCGGTCCGGTAATCTACTTCGTCCAAATACAGAGCGTTACCTACAATACCGCACCGAATAGAAGCGGACGGGTCGTGTGTGTAGCCAAAATCTTGCCCGATAGCCACCTTCTTAGCCCAAGCCGGGAATTCATCAACAATTCCCCACTTCTTGAATACAGCACCTTCCGCAACGTCAGCCCAGCGACCGATAACCACATGAGCATACTTTTCGGGATTGCTCACCTTCATATCCTCAACCTCCTTCAGAAACTCTGGAGAAAGATTCTCCAAGTTATCAAGATAGGTAGTATGGATATGAAGTACATTCGGGTGCGTGGAGATTTGGACTTGCACCCCATCAATCTCTACGAGTTTATGGGTATTTTCGATGTATTTTTTGTAGATAAAGTGATTGGAATCACAAGGATTCATTATGATGATTATTCGGTTCTGAATCCCTTTCTTACGGATGGAGAGCATTATCTTGTCGAACTCTTCTTCATTCGTCCATTCCTCCGCTTCATCACAAACAAAAGTAGTAATACCTTGGATGGATTTCAATTTTGCCGTTTGGTTCCCGGAAGAGGTCTTGATACCTCGGAACATGATACGGCTTTTAGTCATTTTGTTGACTATATCTGTCTTGGTGGTCTTGAAATACTTCGTTGTTCCGTCAAGGTCTATCTTTTCCATCATTTCCGGAATGATAGACATACCGGCAGAAATCATCGTGTAGCGGGTGTAGAGAATCTGATGTACAATCTTCTCTACCGGGGTCATTTCAAAGGTCAGCCGTTCTATGAAGGTGGAAGCATTGAAAGATTTTCCGCTACCACGTCCACCGGTGATAAGAATTATAAATTTTTCCTTATCCTCGTATAATGGATGGTAAATTTCTTGAGGTACTATCATTTCAGCTTGTCTTTAATCCAAGAATCAATGTTGATGCCATGCTCTATGTCTGTTGGAATATCAGCGTCTTCATCTTGTTTGCGCTCAATCTTTCTCCAATCTTCATCATGGTGGTACAGCCAAACGGACATTGCTTGCAAATTAGGAGCCAGTTCACTCTCATTTACTTGCAATTCTTCCTCACCGGTCAAATTGCCTTCTGTGTCACGGAGCTTTCTTACTACGGTGCTTTTCGTTTTAATTCCACCAAGAGCCATAGCAAGGAACTTAGCCCTTACCGTTGCATTGATGGTCGCGCGCCCACGCGCTAAGACTTCGGATATTTCGGCGTACTCACTTTTCTTTTCGCAGAAAGTTTGCGGCAGAATCCCCATGGCGTAGGCTATTTCCTTGTCAGTGAATCCCTTTTTAGCATACGATTCCACGAGAGAAAGAAAGTCCTCACTTGTATAATCAAACTTGGGCTTTCTTCCTCCTTTACCTTTTCTATTTGTAGATTCACTTTTACTCATAATCAATTATCCGTTATTATTACCCATATATATGCGGCGAGAGACCGGCTTATTTCCATAGATATTAATTCCTCTTTTTGAGAAATAGCTATCTATTCTTGCACCATATCTTCCCATTATGGATTTCGTCCGATCTCTTATGCGTCTTTGTTTATCTGCACCAAGTCCGTATTGTCTCCCGGCATTATACATTATTCGTCTGGACTGTTGATATAGCTAACCATATGTTTTCTTTCTAACTCGGCATTCCTCCCTAAAAATTAATCAATTCTTTCTACTTGTTCATCAAATACTTCTCCCTTTATGAACTTCATATCGGGGTCATATCCGAACCGTTCACAGAAAGCGGCTTTAGCTTCATAGGTGTCAAAGGACAACATCACATAGGCATCCATATCTTCGGCTGTCTTCTGTGCGTTCTCCTTTACTTGTTGCTTGACCTCCTTCATATGGGCAACCTTCTCGGCGCGTTCTAACTGCCTGACAGCTTTATCAGCTTCTTTCTGCTCGGTTACTGGTGCCATCATATCAGACAGAGCGTCTGCGATAGAGCTTTCTTCTTCGGTTTGTAACAGGTAATCGACACCTATCATGTTCAAATCGGCATCCGTTAAACCGGCGTCTTTCCAATCAATATCGGGAACAATTCGGGCAAGAGCATCAAAATCCCAAGTACCTTGTGCGTTAGGGTTGTTCATCAAAATGTTCAACTCTTTTTCCTGCTGTTCGTCCACATCAATGACATCGACACGGATACAGTAGTCGTTATCGGGAAACTTCTGTAATTCGTCCATGACGGACAAACGCTGGTGTCCACTGACTACGGTTAGTCCTGTACGTTTATTCACCACAATACCACCGACCAAGCCAAATTTCTTGATACCACGCTTTAATGTCTTACGGGATTCATCGGATAGTTTTCTTGGGTTGTAGTCCGCAAAGTGAATGGCAGAGCGGTTAAGCTCCACCGATTCACTCTTTATGTATTTACTTAGTTCCATGTTAGCCATTGCTTAATCCAAACCCTCTCTGTCGAAGAGTATTCTTTTCGGCTCTCGCAATAAGATTATCGCGGGATTGTTTTGCGCGCCTACTTGCTGCACTACTACTCCATGTATTTCTTCTTCTCCAGTTCGCTTCGCTCAATCTTTCTGCTTGAGCGTAAATTTGTTCTCTTGTCTTCCTACGTCTAACTCGGCAATCCTCCTATTATTTTTGTTTATTATAGTATTCCCAAAGCACTCTTTCAGCCATTGGGAAAACTTTGTAAATTCTCTGTAAGTCCTGCGGGTAGTTCTTTTCCATCCAAAGCATACAATCAAGGTTGAAGCCTACTCCCGAACTGGCTTTCAATGAATATCTAACTGGTTCGGGTAAGTTGTGCTGCTTCATGTAAGCAAGGATATCCTTTTGTGTCCAATCAGCCAAAGGATAAACTATACCGTTATTCTCGTAACCGTTTACCTCATACCCTTTCAGCATAAGCCTGCGGTTTATACCATCAGCCTTTTTCATGCCTAAGAACGTGTAATAAACTCTGTGAGTAAGCTGCATAGCCTTTACCACATCAGCCAGTTTCAACAGTTTCACTTTTGGATTAGGCACACAATACATACCACCACGGAGGATGTAAGTGAGGTTCCAATGTGGTACTTGCACAAACTCTATCTTCGGATATTTGGCTTTAGTCCAGTTTATCCAGCGGTTAATGTGCTCTAAGTCCTTGACGAAGTACATGAACACACAAACAATCCGGTCAAACTTCAGATAGATTAAATCAAGTAGAACAAGCGAATCTTTTCCAAGTGATAAAAACAGCAAAGCCTCATTCGATTTTACCCGAATGAGGTCTATATACCGGTTCGCTTGCTTTACTTTATTCATAGCTAACCACCTGACAATCCAAATGAAATACGAAGATCACTGTAACGCTGTCTGCGTGATCCTAACTGTGTGGCACTTGCTGTACCCCTACGATTGGCGACTAATCTACCGCCTGCACCGGCACCGTTCATATTTCTGCGGGGGCCAGCTACTCTGTTTACTCTTCTTGCGACTCAGCAATAAAATTTAAATTAAACAATCAAAGATGTTTTTCTAATATCTTACCTAATGTATAATCCATTTGGGCTGCGAGATATTCTTCACCCTGATAGGGGTAAACAATATCATTACCGTCTTCATCGGTGAGAATGACCGCTTCTGCGTTCTTCACTTCAACGATAATATAAGGGCGTTTACCACTATAGGCACCCGTAAGAAGTTTAATCGCATCGTACTTAATCGGTTTCAACTCAACTTCACCCTCTTCAGGTAATTCTTCATCTACCTTGTACTCTTTGCCACCACATAAATAAGTGATATACTTCTTTGCGTTAATCGGCCTAATTTCACGGTATTCGTGCGTTTTAGTACCAGATAAGATTTCATCGAAATATTTCTGTTTGATACTTAATGTAAGAATATTCATAATCGTGTCGTTTTTAAATTAATATTCATTGTTGCGGGTGCAGGCTCCGCCCCTGCGATTTCCACCAAGTCAAAGTGGCGAGATGACTAGACTTCTCTAACCCGCGATAGTACCCCAAAGATACTACCACAACCAAAGATAACGAAATATCTTCAAATTCTATCTGTGACAATCAGTTTTAAGTCACAGAATCTTTTTCAACCAGATATCCCTTTTCTCTCTGCACGCCCCTAAAGTCGATGCACAACAAGAAAACAACTCACCGCTTTCAGTACGGTAGTCATATTGATACATTCTCACTCTCTTTCCTCTCAACTTGGTATTGTAGGTAGTGTAATTTTCTTTTCCAGGTTGGCATACGCTGCAACCGTTTACATTTATTGAGTTCATAAGCCTTGCTCTTTTAATTGCTTCTCGATATGCTTTATTGTGGATAGTAATTGTTTTGCTTCTTTCGATTTGGGTACATACCAATATTTCAGTGGATATTCACCCGGATTTGTAATATCCCAAGTCGCTTTCTGATAATATTGCTTTTCTAATGCAGGCAAGATAAACTTCGCATCGAAAGCTGTCATTTCAAGCACTATTTTGGCGTTGTCAGGTATTTTAGTTGAGTTCATAAGCTAATATTTAAGTAAATTCTACATCGCTAAGATTCAATACACCTTCATTTGTAAACTCATACCCTATGTATGTAACAGAATTGCCGTTTACAATGTAATACTCTGTCAGATCATCATCATCGCTGTGTGCGAAAATCAAATCATTTGTTACACTAACCTTCTCTCTTTAAACCTATGTAATAGTTGTTATTATAGCAAACTTTTCAGGGATATGTTTAAATGTACCGGTATCTATACCGTCATAGACACCGTACCTCTTCTTGAAATGTTCATCCATAATCAATCATATTGTGCAGGGTCTTCACCCTGCCAGTTCAACTTGTGCTATGTTTAATCTCTTGCCTCTCATTGCATTCAGTTTTGCTGCCATCTTATTTGCTGCTTCTTCTGTTACCTCTAAAGATGCCATACTATTATCATATCCATCTATTACCAGATAATAACCTCTTGACTTCTTTACGTAAAACTCATTAGCTTTATGCTGCTTCATGTAACTTGTTGCTTTCATTGCTTTATATCTTTGTGGTGGGGTTATTATCCCCACCGGTTAATACTTACTTCTGTGAATCTCTCAAATCAAGTTCTACAACTTTGTGATACTTATTGATGTCGTATAAGTCGTGAGCGCAACCTATTGCAGATGCTAATCTTACTGCTTCTTCAAGAGCTGTCATCATGCTAAGCGAAGCATCTTTCGCATCATTTTGAGCCTTATCATACTCTCTGACATTTCTCGCAACTTCTTGCGTCTTTTCAGATTCTTCAAGCTGTGCGAGGGCTTCTCTTACTTGCTTCATTGCATCTTTAATCTCTTTTCTGTAATCGCTTGTCAAAGTCTTCATATCGTATATTTTTTAATTGTTATTCAAACTTATGCTTCTCTATACCCCCTTGCATTCAACCAAGCTATTGCACCTTTGAGAGTTTTGAATCTTTTGCTACTTTCTACTGCCGTACAAGCTGAATAGCTCTTTTCATCATGAATAAACAATGCACCTTCATTCTCACCTTTCTTATAAGAAATAATATTCATATCTTTAAGTTTTAATTGTTATTACTTCGTTTCTGATGATGCAAATGTAAATGATATATTTGACACAATAAACAAAACAAGAAAATAAACTCTTTCTTTTAACTTTGTTTAGTAAATGATATATTTGACACTTTCCTAATAAACGTATCTTTGCAAAAAGAAAAAATATATGTATGAATAGAATAGAACTACTTATTAAAGAAAAAGGGTATAACATGACTTCTTTTGCTGAAAAGATGAACACTACAAGGCAAAACTTATATGCAATATTGAAAAGTCCATCTTATCCAACGCTTGAAAAAGTTGCAGAAGCCTTAGATGTTCCCATGTGGCAACTTTTCGCATCACCCGAAGAAGTGAAAGGAGAGGAAGAAAACACTATTACTTGTCCTCATTGTGGAAAAAAAATTAAATTAGAGAAAGGAGAATAATATGGACTATTTAATAATTGGAATACTGTTCTTCATAGGGAATGCCGTTTGGAGTGTTATCTTATTGTGTTTTCAGTCTTACGCCAAAAAGAAAGGAGAAGATTTGGCTACAAAAGAAGATATTGCAGAAATTACTAAAAAATCGAATCTGTAAAAGATAACTATAATAAATCATTGGAAAAACACAAAATTGAACTGCAAAAAGAATTTGAATCATATAAGTATATCAATGAATTGTGTAACAGCATAGATAAGGAATTATTAAGGAAGCTTGTTACTTGCAAAAGAGAAATGGAAAATGATTTTAGAATACATCGGGACAACGATGATTATGGTTCTTGCGAATCATCAATCCAATCATTATATGATTACTTAAAAAATTATGATGTAAGATATAAGCACGATGAAAACGTAAAACTAATCTTTGAACATTATGAAAAAATTGAAGGGTTACGTGAATATTATGAGGAAGGATGTGGTCCGTTTGATACACCACAGTACATAGAGGAGCTTAGCAAAATCCATAGTTATGTTGATAGACTAATAGCTATTTTCTTACCAAAATTTTCAATAAAGCCGGAGCCATAAACCCCGGCTTTCTTTTTCGTGCTATGGTAGCACCTTCAATTGATTAGCCCTTTGAATCTTAACCGATTAATAATCTCGGTATAAAGATAGTCTATATCTGCACGATAATCCTTATAATTGTTATAGTAAAACGTGACATCAACACAAAGGTTAGAAATTCCTGTCGGAGCTTTAAAGCCCAATATACCGGCAAGTATATCACGAATCCCTTTTGCAATCTTACCACCAGCCAATGTACTGGGGGAATAAAGAAACAGAATAATGAAAATAAATTTCTGGCGGAAGCTGGCACCGGCCCTTCTTTCGGGTAATCCGCAATTCCCCACAACCTCACAGTACCATTTGTATATTACAGGAATAATATTAAGATCCGATAAAATAGGTTTGATCAGTTCTTGCTCTCTCTCCGAGAGTCTTGATTTCTGCTCTCTGATAGATTTAAGTTCCGATATTGCTGAAAATTCTCTCACCATAACACGATTATTTTAAAAGTAAATAGTATATTTGCATCATAATCGTGTAAGAGAGGAAGAATCTTGATTGGTCGTGCGGTCTGGTTCTTCCTCTTCTATTTTAAAGACTTATCTCTTTCCTGAATAATCTTGTTTCTTTCATCAATATTCCTCCCCCAGATTGCAGCCGAGTAAAGTGCTCTAGAATACAAAAAAAGTTCCTTACTTGACGAAAGGAACTCAACTTTCAAAGCAGACTTTATTGAGTCTGTCAATAAATCATTGTCTATCATAATTATTGAGTTAATTTTTATTTTCTGAAAAACATATCTCCACTGATCGCTCGTGCGGCATCATCTCCTGTAAAACGGATGTACCGGAAAAAGTTTTGCTCTGACCGATGTCCGGTGAGTTTCATGATCTCCAATGTTTTCATGCGGCCGGTCAGATACATATTCGTGGCGGCCGATCTCCTGCCAGAAGTGATTTATATAGTCCTTTCTCGCTTGGCGGGACTGGACCGGTTGTGATAATTGTAATGCTTTGATCGTATCATTTAAAAGGTTATTAACTATTTAATTCTTTATCGGGCTATTTTTTTATTGAAATCAAGCCCAATATTTTCCGAAACGATTGCATTTTATTATTTCATCTAATTTCAATTGTTTCCGACGGAACTTATTTATAGCCCGTTTCTCAAACTTTCTTTTTTTAGAACTGCAATGCTTCTTATCCATTCGACATTGGCGGCAATGGCATATCCCAATGCCTGTATGTGATTCCTTCATATCTTCTTTGTTTTACCCTAATTGATTCGTACATATTTACCTGTGAGGTCGCATGTCCTTAATACTTCTGCATTCTCTTCGCCGAAAGCGATTAAAATGCTACCACAACCGGGCGAATCTCCACGAGTACCGTTTGGGCGATAGAACCTAATACGATTTCGGAGGAACTTCATCGCCGTAGCTTTCTCAAAGATGATATCTTGGAACATCTTACTATCACAACGATTAAAAAGCAATGCTATACCGTTACCATGCTCCGCTAACTTGCGAACAAATTGCCCGATAAGAGGACGGGAATAAGGAGGATTAAGCCAAACACGACCCGCCCACTCCTTCGTTAACCCGTCATCGCTCTTATTGTACATTATCTTAGCTGTCTGCCAAAGTGGATTTATGGGAGCGCACGGGTCGAGGTCAAATTTGCCTAAACTGTCTATTATTTCTTTCGGTGTATACCATTCATCGGTAGCAGCAGCCGATCTTTCAAAACTTGTGTTCATTTCTATTCGGTTTTGAAGATTAATACTTCTTCCCATGCATCTTCTCACGGAGTTTATTATACTTCATCTTCTGCTCAATGTGCCACATAAAATCAATCTCAAGATGTTTGGCAAGTCCGAAGATAGACAGTACCATATCGTTAATGGTAGTATGTAAGTCATATAAGCCATCATACCTCACAGGAAGTGTAGATATGGCATAAATGGACTCTGTGAATGTTTCGTCTTTGCAGGATTCTGCCATATCATCGATGCAATCACCTATATCTTTAGTTGCAATTTCAAGAGAAATATTTCGCAGACCTGCAAAGTCAAATAGACGAATAACTGCATCGGCAAGTTCATCCTCGATGGTATCTTTGATATATCTATTGAATACGTTGATAAACTTTTCTTCATTTGTTAGCCACCCTTGACACTCGCTATATTCACCGGTCTTATACTTTTCTTTATCAAAGTGTCTACTTTTTCTGTCTGCTTCCACAGCTTCCATTAACTCGCTTATGACAAGACAAAAGCAATGTTCGTTACTCAATACTTCATTGTGAAAACCATGTTCACAAGCGATTTTGTATGCCCTATCACGGAGGGCGTTTAAGTCTATTTTATTCATTATTATACTGTTATTAGTTAATCAAAACCATAAAATTGACCATGCTTATTGAAGTCGGGAACTTCTTTTATTGTAGGACGTTTTTCTGAATGTTGCGCTTTCTCTCGCAAATCGAGAGAAAGTTCGTTAGCTTCTAAAACCATTTTAACCCCTGTTTCTACAATTCTTCTGTTTTCACATTCCTTACAATGTGGACTATTGCAATTACATTTAATCTTGTTCATATCTATCTTGATTTGATTAAAAAACGGAAGATCATCACCAAACACTGGACGGCAATCTATAACTATAAACTTATTTACTTCAAAAGATTTGATAAAATAAAAAACATAAGCCTTTCTATTCAAAGACTTTGCTAATCGTTTAGCCTCTGTCTCGGCGCTTGTCAGATCGCTGTGTTTATATGCCGGGATATGTTCACTTTCTACATATACCATAAAGAAAAAAATTCTTTCTCGTTCATGTTTATTTAGAATTTACTTATTCATTGAATCTTCCTCAATGATAAAAATTTTGTTGACACTAAAATTTATGATATATCATTGTAGGCATGGATGTTGAATTTTGTCATATCATATATCATTTATATATTTGTTGCTAAATAATTTAGAATATTTTGCAATGTCTAATTTTGAAATTATTATTAATTGTATTACAGCCCTTGGGTCATTAGCGACCGCAGGGAGTTTTATTTATGTGATAAAAAGCCAAAAAGGAACACAGAAACAGATTGGTAGTTTGTCTCAGATGGCGAACACGTTTGCACGTCAATATGAAATAGCTCGTATTCAAGCCGGGAATACCATATATCCCAAAATCCAAATTATATTGAAACATGATGAAATATGGGGTATGAAGATATTAGTTAAAAACCTTTCTTATCCCATAAGTATTTACCGTATCATCGTACAGACTAGCCAATATCATCGTGATATAACCATATCCCCCAAAAAAGACAATTACATTTCTATAAGACAAGGAGAAACTATCCCCGTATTACCCGGTAAAATAGCACAAAATCCCTTGTACTTTTCTTCTGCATCTATCCAGTTCTTTTTAATTACCCCTTTCGAAGAGGCGTATGAAATAAGATATGCGGTCGAAAATAAACAAGAGCCTTATCAATCGGAAGCCATCTCCATCTTGTACCGTAAAGAAGACCATGAAAACGACACAGCACCTGCTATCAAAATCAAGGAATATGCTATACAAGGGAATATACCTGGAACAGTAAAAGATAATTTTCCTGAAATTTCGCGGAACTCAGACGATTATTTAATTCCTCCGGAATAAATAAAGGTGGACAATATTCAGGTGTTAGAAGAGTATTAAATATCTCCATATTGTATTGTTTTGATGGTTATTTATTCTCGAAAATATGCGCGAATACACACTTTTCATCAGACAGTTCCAAGCCGAGTTGAGACGGATACCGTTTGATATAATTATAAAACTCAAACATCTTCTTCTCATCATCACCGCAGCGATCTATTAACAATTTAATGAAGGCAAGAAGACAATCAGAGTCATTTCCGAAGTTTTCCTGTGTGGATAATTGCGTCTTGTCAACATCCTGTTTTAGCCTTCGGATGGCGGAAATCGCAGTGTTGAAGTTGCGTTTTGCATCATGACGCAATTCATAGCCTTGTTTTCCCATTTCACTTCTCAAATCGTATAGAAGCGTTTCCACGACGTCAGTCAACACGTAGGTTAGGTTGAGCGTCGTATTAAGATTTGTTGTTCCTACTAACATGATTTATTTATTTCTTAAGCTTATAAAGCCTCGTTTAACCAACTCTATCAGATCCGACATATTTTCTTCACTTATTTCTGCCTGAGTCTCACCATTTACAGATATATAGTGAGGAATGCCAAATCGATCACGGATTCTCTTACGGATAACAGGAGTAGACTTGTTCTCCCAGTAAATTGTAACTACCATATCTAAAATGGATTATCATCCTCTACACCAGATTGTTTGCCTCCTAATAATGGGACATAATCAAGATTATAAAAGCAAGTCGTAGCGGCATTGAACCCACATATGAACCGTAGAAGTCCAATATTTCGTCCTTTAGCAATATCTATCATAGCCGTCCCTTTGGTATCTACATTAGAAAAATCGTTCGGATAGGATTTATTGTTAACCTCAGGCCGATAGATCAAAATGACAACATCGGCAGCTTCCGCTATTTGTCCGCTGTCACGAAGTCGCCCCAA